AAGACGATTGGTTGGATTCAGCACCAAGGCTACACAACCCCAACCAAATCACACAACCACATGCCCTCGGTATCAATGTGGAGGAGCATGATCTATGGCAGCGACACCTGAATCCAAAGTCAAAAAGCGTGTGCGTGAGATACTAGACAAGCTAGGCATCTACCACTTCATGCCACCAGCCAATGGCTTTGGTCGGGCGGGTATTCCGGACATCATAGCCTGCATGGACGGACACTTCATAGCAATCGAGTGCAAGGCTGGCAACGGCAAAACAACAGCCCTGCAAGACCTTGAACTCAACCGCATACACAACGCAGGCGGAACAACCTACATTGCACGGGAGAACAACATAGATGAACTACAACAACTACTCAGGGAGAAAGCAAGTGGAATATGAAGACATGATGACCCAAGCAGAACTGGAGCGTCGTGTTGGAGCCATGTCAGACGAAGAGCAAGCGCACTTCAAACTACTCATACACAAACTCGTGATGTGCTACGGGGACGGCAACGCGCAGGGCGTGGTCATAGTGGGCAGGGCAGAAGACCAACTGGCAGGAGTCGTTACCCTAAACTGTGACGAGATGGAGGCGTCGCAACTCATGTTGGCGGCAAACGATTTTTTCGGCTTTCTAAACACCCTAGGCGCACCGCCCAAGGAGAACTTTAATTGAGCAAACCATACGACACGATCTTAACGATCGACTTCGAGACCTACTGGGACACCAAGGAAGGTTACACACTAAGCAAGATGACAACCGAGGAGTACATACGTGACCCAAGATTCAAAGCCTTCGGAGCCTGTATCCATGAGTACGGATCAGACAAGCCAACCCAGTGGTACAGGGGGGATGAGCTACCGCGCATCCTTGCTTGCTATGATCCTGCTACTACTGCTGTTCTGGCTCACAATGCTCAGTTCGATGTATCTATATTGGAATGGGTATATGACTGGCATCCAAGCTTTATCTTTGATTCTCTTTCCATGGCTCGTGCCCTTAGGGGTGTGGAGGTTGGTAACTCGCTGATGAAGCTGGCGATAGACTTTCGTCTACCGCCCAAAGGTAACGCCGTGTACAACACCAACGGCTACGAGAACCTCACGCCTGAGATGGAGAAAGAGTTAGCCGACTACTGCGCACACGATGTATGGCTGTGTGAGCAGATCTTTACCCGCTTAGCTGTTGGGTATCCATCGAAGGAGCTACGCCTTGTGGACATGACGTTGAAGATGTACACCCGTGCATGCCTTGAGCTTGACCCCAACATGCTGACCGATGCCATACTAGAGGAGAAAGAAACCCGTGAAGCCCTATTACAAAAGCTCGGCGTGGACGAAACTGCGCTTGCGTCGAACCCACAATTTGCAGCACTACTCACGTCCATCGGTGTGGTTCCCCCAACAAAGGTCAGTAAAACTACCGGCAAAGAAACACTTGCGTTGGCTAAGAATGATGCCCTCTTTCAGGCGCTACTCAACGGTGAACGTGAAGACGTTGCCCTTCTATGTGAAGCGCGTCTTAGGGTTAAGTCAACCACTGAGAGAACACGCGCACAGCGATTCCTCGACATCAGCAAACGTGGAGCACTACCCGTCCCCCTCTCGTACTATGGGGCGCAGACTGGCCGGTGGACAGCAAGCCGTGGCTCGGCCATCAACATGCAGAACCTCAAGCGAGGCTCGTTCCTACGCAAAGCGATTATGGCTCCCGAGGGGCATCAACTCGTCGTCGGGGATCTCTCGCAGATTGAACCGCGAGTACTTGCATGGCTTTCAGATTACACAGACATGCTTGACATCTTCAAGGCTGGAGGCGACCCTTACGCCGCGTTCGGTGCGCAGATGTTTAACATACCCGGACTTAGTAAGGAAAGTCACCCTGACCTGCGGCAGTCTGCGAAGAGCGCGTTGCTCGGTTGCGGTTATGGGTTGGGGTGGGCAGCGTTCGCGTCACAACTTCTCACGGGATTTCTGGGGGCGCCACCGCAACGGTACGATTTGGGCTTTGCAAAGAAACTTGGTGTTACCCAAGCCATGGCGGAGAAGTTCCTAGACTGGGAAGTCAACGTTGAGAAGCTAACCGCCATACCCCACACCTGTACAACCAAGGAGCTAGTCATCCACTGCCTAGCATCCAAGGCGATCATAGATAAGTACAGGGCTACGGCTACGCCTGTGGTGGACTTCTGGGCGCTTAACACTGAGCTTATCCATGAGTCGCTGTACAAGGGCAAGGAGTACAAGCACAAGTGCCTGACTTACCGCAAGGGGGAGATTGAGCTTCCATCAGGCATGAAACTGATCAAATAAAGAGCAGGTCGAGTGGACATACGGCCAAGATCGTACTAAGATATATGCAGGCAAGATAACCAACAATGTCACGCAGGGCGTAGCGAGATGCGTAATGACAGATGGAATGGTTCGTACTGCTAAGAGATACTTTGTGGCTGGAACAGTGCACGACGAGCAGATCGTTGTGGTTCCTGACGCAGAGGTGTCTGAGGCTAAGGCTTGGGTCTTAGCGCAGATGACTATGGAGCCGCCCTATATGCCGGGCATTCCATTGGACGCTGACGGTGGCGCGCACCGTCGTTATGGGTTAGCTAAAAACTAGGAGAAGCAATATTGAAGTTACCAACAAAAATAAGAGTAGGTAGGCGGTGGTACTCGGTCGAGGTGGTGGAAGCCATGCTTGACAAAGCAGTCATTGGGCGTGTGCACTACGACAGTAGACGCATACAACTAGGGCGCATGAGTAACACCACAGGCAAAGAGTTTCGACCGGAACAGATTGCCGATACGTTTTGGCACGAGGTTGTACACACAATTCTGAAAGACATGGGCGAGCATCGCCTTAACTCCAACGAAGCGTTTGTCACCAAGTTTGCCAACCGATTAACAGAAGCCATACAACACGCAAAGTTTGAATGAAAAAACCAGCATGGTCACACAGCAGCCTCAAAGATTTTGAGGGCTGTCAGCGCCGATACCACGAGGTCAAGGTCTTAAAGAAGTACCCCTTCCAAGAGACTGAGGCCACGCGTTACGGCAACAAGGTGCATGAAGCCATCGAGTTCTACATCAGGGACAAGACGCCGATACCACCCGAGTATGCGCAGTTCCAGCCTGTAGTGGACGCCATGCTGAGTAAATCAGGCAGAGTGCTTGCTGAGCATGAGATGGCATTAACGGTGGACTTAAAGCCTACGGGTTGGAAGTCCCCTGACGTTTGGGTTCGAGGCATTGCCGACATCCTGATCGTTAACGATGAGAACCTTACGGCGTGGGTGGGAGATTGGAAGACTGGCAACAACAAGTACCCCGACAGGGATCAGCTTGTGCTTATGTCACTTATGGTCTTCGCACACTTCCCCCACATCCGCAAGGTCAACTCAGCGTTGCTGTTCATTGTCAAAGATGATATGGTCAAGATGCAGATGACACGAGATCAAGCCGAGCAGTTCTGGTGGAAGTATCGTGAGCGCACTGCACGTCTTGAAGCATGCTTTGAGACAGATGTATGGAACCCTAATCAAACCCCACTATGCGGATGGTGTCAGGTCACCGGATGCGAGTTCAATCCTAAACACTAGGAGGAAGTAATGACACAAGTAAACGGCAAGCGTGACTACAAACACGCATACAAACTGCAAAAGAAAACGGGCGAAACAGCCGATCAAGTTGAAAGGCAACGCGCTCGTAGAGCCTACGATAAGAAAGGAATTGATCGCGCAGGCAAAGACATTGACCACATCAAACCATTGCGTGCTGGAGGCAAGTCAACAGCAGGCAACACACGACTCCGTAACAAGAGCGCAAACCAAAGCGACAACGGAAAATAATAGCTCGGAGAAGCAATGGAAATCATAGAAGACAAAGCATTAGTTTTACGCACAAGGAACCCGAACAAGTACAAAGTCATACCCAAACACAAGATCGTCGAGCGCATGGATGGTGGCTACGACGTGGCAGTGTATTGGGGACTTGACGAAGCGCGGGTGTTGCGTAACCTAGGCGTTAAAAATGTACCATCGCCTATCACTAGGCGCTACGATTGGCCGGGGCGTTACAAGCCCATGGCTCATCAGATCGAGACGGCAGCGTTCCTCACGCTGTACAGGAGAGCATTCGTGTTCTCCGAACCCGGCACGGGCAAGACACTGTCTGCATTGTGGGCGGCTGACTACTTGATGAAGCTAGGTAAGGTGCGTAGGGTTCTCGTCCTGTGCCCCTTGTCTATCATGCACAGCGCATGGATGGGCGACATCAACAACAGCATCCTGCATCGCTCTGCCGTCATAGCGCACCACCCTCAAGCTAGTCGCCGTATCGAGATGATTCAGCGTGACTACGAGATTGTGATTGCCAACTACGAAGGGCTGAACCTTATAGCCGATGAGGTGCGTAACGATGGCCGCTTTGACCTAGTCATTGTGGACGAAGCTAACGCATACAAAACGCCATCGACCAAACGCTGGAAGGCACTCAACTCGATACTTACACCCAACACATATCTGTGGATGATGACAGGCACACCAGCCTCGCAGTCACCTGTCGATGCGTATGGGTTAGCCAAGCTTGTGAACCCTGACAATGTGCCCCGCTTCCTGACAGCGTGGCGCGATCAGGTGATGAACAAGATCACACTGTTTAAGTGGGCTCCAAAGGCTGACGCCAAGGACAAAGTACACGAGGCTCTACAACCTGCGATACGCTTTACCAAAGCACAGTGCCTAGACTTGCCACCTGTCATTACCATGACGCGTGAGGTTGCCCTGACCCCACAGCAGAAGAAGTACTACGACATGCTCAAAGACCGCATGCTGGTGCAAGCCGCAGGGGAGACCATCACGGCAGTCAATGCCGCCGCTGGCGTATCCAAGCTATTGCAGATCAGTTGTGGTGCAGCTTACACAGACGACAAGGAAGTTGTTGAGTTTGATTCGGCGCCTCGCCTTGCGGTACTGGAGGAGATACTGGAGGAGACTGATCGCAAGGTCATCATCTTCGCTTTGTTCCGAAGCACCATCGACACCATCAGCACATACCTGACCAAGAAGGGTATTGTCAATGAGTGCATTCATGGAGACATCACGCCAAGCAAGCGCGGTATAACTATCAACCGCTTCCAAACAGAAGCAGACCCTAGGGTCTTGGTGATGCAACCTGCGGCTTCGGCTCATGGCATCACGCTTACTGCCGCTGATACTGTGGTCTTCTATGGGCCCCTCATGAGCGTAGAGCAGTACATCCAATGCTGTGCCCGTGCTGACCGCAAGGGGCAAGACTCAGACAAAGTCACTGTGATTCACATTCAGGGAAGCCCGATTGAGAAGCGCATGTTTCATGCTTTGGAAGGGAAAGTTAGTGATAACTCACTACTGACCCAAATGTTCGATACTGAAATTAAATCCTGAAAGGGGGTTGCAACGCTAGAAATTACATGTACACTGTCCAACCTTAGACAAATAATTACACAGGAGAAGTTATGGAAGAAGAAGTAGTACCGCTGGACAAGCTGGTAAAAATTTACCGCAAGTTACGCACGAAGATGACCGAGTTGACCCAAGAGTACGACACACAAGCTGAAGTGCTCAAAGCTCAACAGGAAGAGATCAAGAACGCAATCAAGGAACAGATGAAGGCGATGGGCGTCACATCAGTTCGCACTACCGAGGGCACGGCAGTCATGTCCGTGAAGACTCGCTACTACACACAAGACTGGGACGAGTTCAAGAAGTTCGTACTGGCTCACGAGGCCGTCGAGCTTTTGGAGAAGCGCATCGCGCAAGGCAACATGTCACAGTTTTTGGAAGAAAACCCCGGGGTCGTACCGCCCGGCCTGAACTCTACATCTGAGTTCGATATCTCTGTACGCAAACCTACTTAATGGAAATCAAATGAGCAATATTGCAATGTTCAACCCCTCAAACGTGCCTGCCTTCGCTAAGAACGCAGAGCTTTCAGCAACCACTTTGGCTCTGGCCGGTAACGTCAACGCTGGCGGAGGCATGAAGCGTGTCTCCATCAAGGGCGGTGTGTTCCGCCTGTTGTCTGGTGGCAAGGAGATCGCCTCGATCGAAGACCGCCACTTGGATGTGATCGTGGTTAAAGCTGCCCCCAAGGTCAGCCGTATCTTCTACGCAGGATCGTATGACAAAGACGCGGCTGCAGCCGCCCCTGACTGCACATCTTCTGATGGTGAGAAGCCTGATGCAGGTGTGCGTAACAAACAAGCGGCAAGCTGTGCCGCTTGCCCACAGAACATCGCTGGGTCTGGCAATGGTCAAAGCCGTGCATGCCGTTACCAACAGCGTTTGGCTGTGGTCTTGGCTAACAACCCATCAGGTGACGTCTTGCAAGTCACCCTGCCAGCTACATCCATCTTCGGCAAGGAAGAAGGCGACAAGCGCCCACTGCAAGCTTACGCTCGCTACATGGCGGTTCAGACTCCTCCAGTTAACTTGGACGCTATCGTGACGCGCATGAAGTTTGATACCAAGGCTGAGTCTCCCAAGCTGATCTTCGCACCTGTGCGTTGGTTGACTGACGAGGAGTACCTGATTGCCCAAGAGCAAGGTCAGTCCAAGGACGCAGAAAGATCTGTGTCTTTAACCCCTGCCGCCGCTGATGGTGTTGTTGCCCCTGCACCTTTGGCTATTGAAGGTAAGCGCCCTGCCACTAAGACCCTTGGCGATTTGCTTGACGAAGACGAGGCCGAATCTATGGCTGAAGTCAAAGCCGCCAAGCCCAAGAAAGCCAAGGCCGTTGAGGTCGAGGCTGAAGAAGAACCCGAAGTGCGTAAAGCCGCACCCAAGGTTGAATCCGTACCAGCTAAGAAGAACAAGCTGGCCGACATCGTTGCTGATTGGGACGATGAGTAAGCACACAGGGGGCTTCGGCCCCCTTTAAAAACATGGCCTATTCACAAAAAATCATTGACGAAGTAGCGAAGACCCCCAAGTCTCTGGGCAACCAGCTTGGGCGTTGGGCGATCCATCTTGACTTTCCAGTCACGAAGATTGCCTACTCGCTTGGCGTCTCTCGACAGACTGTCTACAACTGGTTTACAGGCACGGAAGTGTTTGTGGCCTATCGTGACCGCGTCGAATTCTTAACTCACATAATGAAGACCTCTCACTCAGCAGACGAGGCATGGAGAAAAATATGTACGGAATACAACCTAGATCCCTCACCACGCAAGAGTTAGTTCGCTTTGCCGAAGACTTGGTGCACACCAAAGAAGGTCTGCCTAGGAACTGGCAGATGGAACTTCTAAGCCGCCTTGCTGGTTACCCCGTCATGGAGCGCCCAACGACTAAAGATTCGCGTCAACTCGAACTCTTCTGACCGCAAGGACTTCAATGACTCCGCTTGAGTTTTTAGCGGTTGTTCTGCCGCCGCCCGAATTTGGTCGGTACTGCGTAGCAGAACTAACAAAGAAAGAGCATGTCTTTACGGCGGCTCTTGATAGTACACCCGCGCACATCAAACGTTGGCATGACAGCAAGCTGGACATTTACTTTGCCTTGGCTACCTTTGGCGAAGAAGACAACCGACAAGCTACCAACGCTCGGTACGTTAAATCCCTGTTCATCGACATGGATGGCTACGCATCGAAGAAGGACGCGGCACAAGCGCTCAGCGCGTTTCTAAGTAAGACAGGCATGGATGCCCTTGGCACTCCGTATGTTGTGGGTTCTGGTGGCGGTTTGCACTGCTACTGGCCACTGCTGGAGGCCGTGCCTATTGATTCTTGGAAGCCCGTGGCTGAGAACTTTAAACGCCTGTGCAAACAGGAATCATTGGCTATCGACATGACCGTGACGGCAGATGCCGCCCGTGTCCTGCGCATACCCGAGACCACCAACTTCAAGAAGAAGTACGCAACGCCGCGCCCCGTGCGCATACTTACTGAGGGCGATGTGTTCAGCTTTGAGGGGTTGGCTTCTGTCATCAGGGAGAAGCTGTCCGGCTCTGTCTATGAGGCGCAGGCCGTGCCGAAACTAGACTTGGCGGGCACTCGCCCCTCCAAGGCTTCTGCCTCTCCTACAAGTGTCAAGCTCTTTGAGAACAGCATAACCAAGTTCAAACCAATTTGGCTGGCTACGCAAAACGCAAGGGGATGCGGCCAGTTGGCCAACTACGTTGAACACG